AATGGGTGTCCAGTACGGTTGTCCAGTACCAGGATTTACAGCATCGATCGCTGTGCCGGGCGGTACATTGCCCGCAGCTCGATAGTAACTGTCACCATCATTCACGATATCGCCTCCGGGATAAAAGTTTCCAGGATCCCAGATATTATCGGGCATAAATGGCTTGTTGGTGATCTGATTAAATTCCTGTGCATTGACCATGGGGGTGGCCTTGACTCGCCACAGATGTGGTAACCAGGTCTGGCTGAATCCTTCTTGAGCATAGTTAGCGTCTTGTATCACATAATATCTGGGCAACGGAAGCGGTATGGTAGGATCCAACGGATAGTAATCTTTGAGATTGGGCAGTTCTAACACATCGCCCGACATCAGTTTACGACCAAAAGCATCCAGCATGTAGTTGTAATGAAACGTGATAAACAAAGTATCATTGTTCATGAACAGGCCAAATTGCGTGAGATCAAAATCAATATCCTGTTGTCGGTACACACCGCGCATGACATAAACATCGGGCTCATAGGCTCGATCTCGGTTTTCCAACAACAGTAGATCTTCTATGAACAAGGGATTGGTAGTATCGTAGACCGGTAAAGTGGCATCGTTGTTGCCAGGATTTGGGCTGTTGTCCACGATGGGACCGGCATATTTGTGTATATAAATGTCCAGACCACCCACTGTGAACTGTTCCTTGATTGTGCGATCAAAGAACTGATAATCAGCCGTCCGGTTCGGCCTGTACATGGATAATCTTGGCATAGTAGTGTATTTACCGCGTTGTTTGACCAAAAACACCGATCAGTCATAAAATAATGTATGGACAATCAATTGACACAACGCAAAGAACAACTCACACAGCAGATTCTGCGTGTGTCCAATCGCCGCGCTCGTAACGATCTGCTCAAAATGATGAAACCGGTCGAATCGGCTCTTTCAAATCTAGATCGCGAAAGTGTGGAATGCCGTCGCCTAAATCGTACCACTTCCCGATACCAAGACCTGGACCTGGCAGCCAAACACATGATCAACACACTCGAACAGTACCTGACTTTTGCGTGCCTGATAGGTGATTGACTATAAATCACAATCCAGGTATAATAACAACTGCTCTCTATAAAAAATACATTATGGTCAAAATTCAAAAATCTCATGACACGCAGACAATCAAGCCGTTGAATCCCAAAAGTGCCGACGTCAAATATACCGGTGGCGAGCCCACCTGGACGCAAACTCGGACCGATGGCGACCGAATCAGTGCTATGCTGAAAGCATTTGCCTGGTACAACTACCACTACGACAAAAAAGATGCCAAAGGCATGATAGTGTCTTGGCTGGAACGTAGAGACCGATCTGTCGAAGCCAAGACACTGTCGGGTATTCCAGACAGTCGCATACGATCAACCACGGCCTGGGTATGCAGGATGAACGTGGCTGGACTGGAATTGACCGAACCCGAACTGGCCGTGATGGAATCCGAAATAGCCGGCATGTTGCGGGTCAAACAGGAAGTGATACGCACCGTGACCGAAGCTGAAACAGCTCAGGCACGTCTGACCATACAGGATCACTTGCGTGAACGAGCCAGTGAATGTGCCGGTGAACTGGAGGGCATGTTTGATGAATTTGTCACGCAGGGGGCAAAAATGAGTGCTGACTTCAAACCCATGGCACAGATACGTGGCATGAATATAGCACCGCAAATGACCGGTGCCATAGCCAATCGCTGGCGAGATCGCCTGAGTGAATTCCAATCAGTGCTGGAAGGTCGAGATGGTGACCTGGTCGAAGGTTATAGCCATCTGACCAAACTACAACTCAAAAACTGTGTGAAATTTTGCGAAACTGTGATCAACGACTGCGCCAGCTATGTACAGATCAAGAAAGTTGAACGCAAACCCAGAGCCAAACGAGCTGTCAGTGCAGAAAAACTCAGTTCAAAGTTTAAATATCTCAAAGAGTTTGCCGAACTCAATTTGACATCGGCCGCACCATCTTGTTTGGTCAACGCCACTGAAGCTTGGTTGTACGATACCAAGAAACGCAAACTGATACATGTGGTGGCTGACAGCCATGTGGGCAACTTCACAGTCAAAGGCAGCAGTTTGGTGGCATTTGATTCGGCCAACAGTTCTCAAAAAACCCTAAGACGCCCGGCCGAGCAAATCAAAAGCATCGTGAGTGTGGGCAAACCGGCTGCTCGCAAAGCCTATAACGAGATCAAGAGTACCGAGATACAGTTTAATGGACGTGGCAACGAGAATCTGATCATACTCAAAGCCTGGTAGCAGGCCGTTGGCTGTATAAATATACTCATAGGAGCATGATCATGGGCATACAGTCACAAAGCACACTAGAAACACAAAAACAAGACTTATTCAAATATGTGCAGTACCAGCTGGGTGGACAGATCATAGACCTCGAGCTGGATGCCGAACACTTTGAAGCAGCCTATCAGAACACAGTGGGAACCTATCGCCAGAGATCGCAAGGCGCCTACGAGGAAAGTTACAGTTTCATGGAACTGGTGGCCAACGTCAACATCTACGAACTGCCACAAGAAGTATACAGCGTGCGACAGATCTTCCGACGCACATTTGGTGACAGTACTGGACCATTTGCCAGCAATTTTGATCCGTTCAGTCAGGCCAGTCTCAATGTGTACCTTATGAATTTCAACGTGGCTGGCGGACTGGCCACATACGATTTTTACAGCCAGTATGTGAGCTTGGCCGGGCGCATGTTTGGTGCCTACATGAACTACACGTTCAACCCAGTTACCAAAAAATTACAGCTGATACGTGACCCCAAAGCCACTGGCGAATCGGTGCTGTTATGGTGCTACAACTACAAGCCTGAATTCAACATGATGAGTGATCCGCTCATACTACAGTGGATGAGGAACTACATGGTGGGCAACTGCAAGAAAATAATCGGTGAAGCCAGAGAAAAGTTTGGTACCATAGCAGGTCCACAAGGTGGTGGTACCCTCAACGGTACTGCCATGAAAACCGAAGGACAGGCTGCCATGGACCAATGTGTTGAAGATCTTAAAAATTACGTGGATGGAGCCCAGCCAATCACCTGGGTGGTACACGGCTAGCAATCTTTGTGCCATCGTATAAAGTTTGTTAGAGTCGGTGGATATTCCCGTATCGCAATCGACACTCTTGTTTACCATAACGGTTGATATTTTTTAAATGTTAGCATATAATGTCAATATGAGCTCATTAATGATTGACATCGAAACCATTGGGGTGGCACCTGCTGCTACTATTTTAACTATAGCTGCCCAATCATTTGACCCTTTAGGTACTGGATACTATGAACAACATTACTATGCTAGGATTTCATTAGAAAGTCAGGAAAATCGAACCATTGATGATAGTACTTTAAATTGGTGGGCGACACAACCTGCTGAGGCACGAAATGAAGCATTTTCTGAAGAAGATCGTATTCCGTTAGATCAGGCACTAGATGAATTAGGCAAACTAATTTGGACCAGTAAATTTTTGTATTGTCAAGGCCCAACATTTGATTGCACAATTCTAGAACATGCCTATAAAAGTTATGGCAAGCCCATACCGTGGCAGTTCTACAATGTGCGTGACAGCAGGACGGTGTTTGGACTATGGCCTGAACTACCCAAGCCTGCTACCACACACCATGCCTTGGAAGATTGTAGACGGCAGATTGAATTATTACAAAAAACATTACGACACCTAAATGTAAAGGTGTTGGCATGAGCAACGGCTCAAATTTTTTATATTATGAGGTCGACTCCTTAATGTTGTCGAGTAAAACAAAATCTGCTAAAATACTAAAAATATTAGATAACGAGCATAAATCAATTATTGCTCAACTTGGCAATAATCGTATTTTAATAATTTCATATCTTTGGGAATCTGTTGACCCAGATAGTTGTCAAAAAATATTTAAGAAATTTATTGCTCGACTCAAAGCACAGATTCCTGGATTAGTAATTATACAGATTGCAAATTCGTGGTATAAAAATCAAAATATTAAATTAATAAGAACTGATGCAATATACTATCTTGATTTTTTTCTTTTGCGAGTATTTTATAAAATTCTAGTAGAAGAAGAATCTACTCCTGCAACAATATGGAACAGTAATTCTAAAAAGTTATTATTTTTAACTGGTAAACCGTACAAGATTAATCGAGTCAGACTTTTATATAAACTAGTAACCAAGGAACTTATTGACCAAACAACGTGGTCGTTTGCCTGTAAAAATTTGAATGAAATAAATCAAAGTAGTGTTTATATTAATGAAATGACACATGAGGAATTTACTGAATTTGTAAAAAAATATACCAATTTTCCTGATAAGTATTTCTCCCCAACTGGAATTCCTTATGGGCCTTACCTATACAAAAATAAACTGTTTAACTTAATAAGTGAAACAGATTTTGATCGTGTGTGGGTAGCACCGTGGATAACTGAAAAAACCTGGTTAACTATAGTTAATTGTTTACCGTTTATTGTTGCTGGCGAACATAAAACATTACAACGTCTTCAAGAAATGGGATTTAAAACTTTTGAAGATTATCTTTTAATCCCGAATTACGATAATCCTGACAACGCTAACTATCTACATTATAGGTCGCAGGGATTTTTTCAATATTCTAAAAGCAAACAACTGTGGCATGAGTTTTATCGAGCAGTTAGAGGACCGGACTGGCCAGAATCTTTGGAGTTTTTGCAAATAAATACTTTACCGCAAAATTGGCAAGATGAAATTTTACAATCATACCGTTGCGGCATACAGACAGATTCTGAATTACGTATTGACGCTATTATTCAAAATGTTGAATTTTGGCTTGATCATATCGCTCAGTACGAAACACAAGTCCGCGCCGATATACAAACTAATTACAATAGATTTATAGAGCTTGGCGAAAAAAACCTACAAGACGTATACAATATTCAAAAGTTGCATGGGTTAGAAGGCAGTTTATTAGAAAAAATGTTTTAAAAGGACTATTATGATTATAGGAATCTGCGGTTTGATCGGATCCGGCAAAGACACCATAGCCGACTACCTGGTGAACATACACGAGTTTAGACGTGAAAGTTTTGCCAATACTCTAAAAGATTCTGTGGCCGCTGTGTTTGGCTGGGATCGCAACATGCTGGAAGGACGCACCAAGCAGAGCCGAGAGTGGCGCGAACAACCAGATGCATGGTGGAGCGAACGATTGGGCATGTCGATCACGCCCAGATGGGTTCTGCAATACTGGGGAACCGAAGTATGCAGGAAAAACTTCCACGATGATATCTGGATCGCCAGCCTGGAAAACAAACTGCGTACCAGCAGTGACAGCATAGTGATATCAGATTGCCGTTTCCCCAACGAGATACTCAGCATCAAGCGGGCCGGTGGCCGGATTGTGCGGGTAGTTCGTGGGCCAGAACCAGAATGGTATCGGTTCGCAGAGATGGTCAATCAAAAATCCAGCCCCACACTTGAACACAGCTGGGCCCAGGTCAAGCTGGACAAATTCAACGTGCATGTGAGCGAAACTGCCTGGATTGGTACAGAGTTTGATCACATTATCACCAACAATGCCAGCTTAGACGATCTGTATCGCCAGGTCACAGGTCTGGTTCAAGATCCCCAGACCGCCACGGTAGATTAGATCGACTCACGTGTATCACGCAGTTCTGACAGATAGTGCGTAGATTGCGCACATGGACATTGTTCATGTCACCGTCCACGTGATACACCAGCAGTTGCGCCACATACCTGGATCTAAACCCACACAATTCGCATGTGGTTTTTTTAGTGTAGCCGCCTGATTGCCATTTGGGAACAGGTGGTCGTGGTCGTAGATTCCTTTTGATACAAGGGTCGCACCGACTGCGATAGTGCGTGCATCCATCTCGGTGATAATTCACAGCACATAATCTTTGTTTACAGGTGTTGCACACGGGTCTGGTCATGCTGTATTTAAACCAAACCTTTGCAAAGGGGCCTGTGCCGAGCATTTTTTCTCAAGACTACATAAATATCAATACTAGAATATAAAGGATTATGATATGTCTCTACTGTCACCAGGTGTACAAGTTAGCATAATTGACCAAAGCAATTATGTCCCAGGCGCTACCAATTCGGTTCCGTTCATTTTGCTGGCCACAGCCCAGAACAAGATTTCTGGTGCCGGAGTTGGCGTAGCAGCTGGCACGTTGGCTGCCAATGCCAACCAGACTTATCTGATGACCAGCCAACGAGATTTATTAAACACATTTGGTACTCCATTTTTTTACAGCACCACTGCTGGTGTTCCGATCAATGGCTACGAGCTCAACGAATACGGCCTACTAGCCGCCTATAGTGCCCTGGGCATCACCAATCAATGTTATGTACAACGTGTCGACATTGACTTGGCTGCACTTACAGCCAGTCTAACACGTCCGGTCGGTACCCCGCCCAATGGTACCTATTGGTTAGATACTGTAAACAGTTCCTGGGGTATTTTTGAATGGAATGTGACCACCGGAGCATATACCAATCAGATTCCTAGTGTGATTACCAGCACTGCCAATCTTGTAAACGGAACAACTACTCCGCTTGCCAGCTACGGCAGCATTGGAAATTACACTGTGGTGGCTGGTGAGATACAAACTGCCAACATAGCAGGATCCTTGCAGAATCCCGAATACTACAAGCGTGGAGGTCCTACTGCCAGTCAGACCACTTCCAGTGCGCTCAGCTCGGTGTACAACAGCTGGGTCTTGGTCGGCAGCGATGACTGGAAGACCGCATGGCCCACAATCAGTGGCACGCAGAGTCCAGCCAATCTTGTAGCCAATACCAATATTGTTATCAACAACACCAACACTATCACTGTGCCATCCGCACCAGACAACACAGTGGCCAATGTGTCTGCGCAGATCAATGCTGCTAATATTTCAGGCGTGTATTCGGGCGTGATTGGTGGAACCATGTATCTTTATGCCGACAGTCAAGCACCAGGATTTACAGGAACTGTGTCAAGCGGCACAGCCAATGTCACAGCTGGAACTGCTACCTTGGTATTCACCAATGGGGCCAATGTACCAACTCCATATCCAGTCGGCAGCACCATCACAGTGTCCGGAACTGCCAATACCAACTACAATGGCACTTACAATGTGACAGCCAGTACTAATACTTCGGTCACGTTTGATTTTGCTGGTGCCAATAGGTCTACCAGTGTAGGAATAATAACCTGGCCCGACAGTGTCAGTATCTCGGGTACAGCTCTGTCTGCGCTGGGAATTGCTTCTGGATCATATTCGACTCCGCAATATTTGGCCAGCAACAGTTATCAAAATCCAAGATGGACCAGCACCAGCGCCACACCTGCTCCTACCGGATCAGTATGGCAAAAGACCAACAACGTGAATCTTGGTACCAATCTGGTGCTAACGCAATACAGCACCACTTTGGGAACATTTGTGGCACAGAATTGTCCAGTTTATGCCGACAATGCTACAGCCAATTACAATCTTGATCCGTCGGGCGGCGGATACAACATTGGACAAGGCTATACCTATGCCCAGGTTGATGCGTACGGCAACGGAACTGCCACGTTCATGATCTGGCAACGCTATGCAGTAGGAGCCACAAACGTGACTGGTTATTCAGCACCAGGCGATGTGTTTACCGCAGGCAATCAATTTACTATTTCCGCCACACAGGCCGGTAGTACGACTCTCAACACAGCCACAGCCACTCTCGAAGGCACCAGTCCAGCAGATTTCATTGCTGCTGTATCGTCTGCAGGTGTACCGTATGTGAGTGCTACACTTAATAGTTCGGGACAGGTAGTATTCACACACAGTCAAGGTGGAGATATACAACTGACCAACATCTCGGGTGATCCTGTAGGTGAGGCCGGTTTTGCACTGGGCGAAAATATCGTGGGCTTGACTGCACTAGATGTGACCACAGTTGATACCCTGGTACTCAGCAACTGGGTCAGCTATCCTACTTTCTCTTATACCTCTAGCAACACTTCTCCAGATCAGAATCCGCTAAACGGAACTTACTGGTACTACAGCGATACCACCCAGGTGGATATCATGATACAGAACAGCGGTCAATGGGCAGGATATCAAACTGTGACCAATGACATACGTGGCTACAATCTCAGTCTGACCAATGCCGCAGGTCCGCAAATTTCAGCTACGGCTCCTACCACACAAAACAACACAGCACAGTCACCGTTGGTTCACGGAGATCTCTGGATTGATACCAGCGACCTTGAACTGTACCCAGTGATCAATCGTTGGCAAAATGTCAATGGCCAAGATCAATGGGTGACCTTGGACAACAGCAACAGAACCACATCGAATGGCGTGCTGTTTGAAGATGCAAGATGGGCACCAAATGGAACCACAGACCCTGTGGCCGATGCCTTGCCAACCATTACCAGCCTGTTGACCAGCAACTATCTTGACCCGGATGCACCAAGTCCTAGCTTGTATCCAGATGGTATCTTGCTGTGGAATACTCGACGTTCAGGATTCAATGTCAAGACCTTTGAATCCAACTACTTCAACAACACAGCTTACCCAGCCTATCAATGGCTCAGCACCACAGCCTACAGCATTGGCAATTTGGTCATGTACAACGGTGTTGTGTATATCGCACTCAAGCCCAGTACCAATCAGACCCCTGGAACCACTGTGTACTGGACACCAATCACAGTGACCAATACTTGGAAAACCACCAGCGGCAACAGGCCCGATGGCAGCCCGTACATGGGTCGCCAGGCTCAACGTGCTATTATCGTAGCCGCACTGCGTAGTGGAATTGACGCGAACACTACCATCAGAGAAGAACAGAATCAATTCAATCTCATAGCCTGTCCACAGTATCCAGAGCTGGCACCAAATCTAGCTGTGCTCAACGTGGATCGAGGTCAAACTGCATTTGCTGTGGTTGATACTCCATTGCGATTGACACCAGACGAAATTGTCACTTGGTCTACCAACAACAATGGTCTAGGCCTAGTCACAGCCGACGGCAATCTTGATTCCGGAGATGCTTATGCTGGCGCTTTCTACCCTAGCTGCACCACAACTGACCTCAGTGGAAACTTGGTGGTGACATGCCCAAGTCACATGATGTTGCGTACCATTATACGCAGTGACGAAGTGTCTTATCCATGGTTGGCTCCATCCGGAACCAGACGTGGTGTGGTTGACAATGCTGTCCAGATTGGTTATGTGAACGGCCAAACAGGTGCATTTGTACCACTAGGAGTCACACAAAGTCTACGTGATGTGCTGTATCAGTACAACATCAACCCAATCACGTTTATTCCGGGTGTGGGCATAACCAACTTTGGTAATCATACCCTGCAAGGAACTGCCACTGCTCTTGATCGTATCAACGTGGCACGCTTGGTGGCGTTCTTGAGAGCCAGATTGAGTGCCATTGGCAAGACCTACTTGTTCGAGCCCAACGATACCATCACACGCCAACAGATCACCAACAGCATAACCAATCTCATGATTGACTTGGTGGCCAAACGTGGAATCTATGACTACCTGGTTGTGTGCGATCTTACCAACAACACACCGGCTCGCATTGATGCCAATGAATTATGGGTTGATATCGCGATCGAGCCAGTCAAGGCTGTTGAGTTCATATACATACCAGTACGTATACAGAACACCGGTACCATTGCAGCCCAAACTGTAGCATAATATTGGCACGCACAGATACCATAAATAAAAGTACATTAGGAGATAGAGAAAAATGGCTACATCATCATTAACCAAAATGACCGTACCACTGGCCAGCGATCAGAGCAGTCCATCGCAAGGCCTGTTGATGCCCAAACTGAAGTATCGCTTCAGAGTCAGCTTCCAGAATTTTGGAGTATCAAGCCCGGTAACAGAGCTGACCAAACAGGTGGTGGATTTCACTCGTCCCAACGTGACTTTTGAAAATATCGATCTTCCTATCTACAACAGTACTATCAAGTTGGCTGGCAAATACAGCTGGCAGGACATCACTTGCAACATACGTGATGATGCTGCTGGTAATGTGACTCAACTGGTTGGCGAACAACTACAGAAACAGTTGGATTTTGCTGAAATGAGTAGTGCCAGTTCGGGTATTGACTACAAGTTTACCACAGTGTTTGAAGTGCTGGATGGCGGCAATGGTACCAATGCTCCAATCGCGTTAGAGACCTGGACCATATTGGGTTGTTATTTGCAAGGTGTCAACTACGGTGACAGCAACTACGGTACCAATGAACCCATGCAGATTGCATTGACCATCCGCTTCGACAATGCTGTACAAGGTGTTGGCGGAACAGGTCCTGGTGTAGGACAAGCAATTGGTCGTACATTGGGTGATGTGGTCACTGGTGTTGGTACTGCACAATAACTGATAGACCGCCATGAACCTTAGCTCGTTTGGCGAGAACATCTTACAAGGATTCTTTGGTACCGATCAATTAAAAGATTATAGTCATGCTTCTAGAACTTTTAGAAGCAACAACTATGAACTGACTCCAAGAACCAAGTATCTATTCCACTGCTTTTTCAATATCAACTCGGGCGAAATTCCGGCCCTGCGCACGGCTTTTGCAAACAATGACATAGCCAGTGTGGGGCTCATGGTCAAGACAGCCGATTTACCCAGCTTTGAAATTTCAGCCGAAACCCTGAATCAATACAATCGCAAAAGAATAGTACAGACCAAGATCAACTATCAACCGGTCACTATCACTTTGCATGATGATCAAAGCGATCTTATCAGGAATCTCTGGTACAACTACTACACCTACTACTACAAAGATCCCACCTACGGTTACAACAACGTGCCCAACACCAGTGGCAGTCTAGGCCGGTCTCAAACCTTGCAAAATGGATTTGGGTACAATACCTCCGACACTTATACCAATAGACAAAATACCGATTGGGGATTTATAGGCGAAAGCTATACTGACAGCAGCGCAGGCAATGCCTCAGGAAACAACAACGGAAAGCCTAGATTTTTCAACGATATCACCATATACGGTCTGGCACAAAAACGATTTGCCAGCTATATCTTGATCAATCCTGTCATCACCAACTGGAAAAGTGATCAGTATGATTATAGCCAAGGTGCTGGCACCATGAGTCATACCCTGACTATCAGTTACGAATCAGTCAAGTACAACAGCGGAGCCATCGGCGGCGCACAACCCAGCACCAGTGTGCCAGGATTTGCTGATCCAGCCCACTACGATACAACCAAGAGCAAGCTGTCAAGACCAGGTGGTACTGCCACAGTGTTTGGACAAGGCGGTATCATTGATGCAGTATCGGGGGTAACCCAGGATCTTGAAGCCCTGGCATCGGGACAGGGTGGATTACAAAATATTATTGGTGCTGTACAAACAGCCGGCACGGCCTACAACACGTTTAAAAATGTCAACCTAGGACAGATAGCTGGTGCAGAAGTGCAGGGAGTAGCTACCAGTGTGATACAACAGGGTTTGGCCGGCAGCATGCGACAGGCCATCAATGCTGGTAACGGTCAACTGTTTCCAAATGCTCCTAGAGTAAATACTTCGGGCGCCACTATACAATCACAACTGGGATTATAAATCATGGGTTCTGTAAACTACGCCAATCCCAACAAAGATGCCACAGTACAAATCTTTGATCAATTTTATGCTTACCAAAGTTCAGTCTCTGTTGACGAATACGATGCAGTCAATAGTTATTTTGTCAGTCAGTTTGGCACCGGTGAAGCTGCAGGAAACTTTACTGTGAGTCTGTTTAGAACAGCAGAACTCAGTGGTACACCAGTCATGACCTTATTGCAAGAAATACGCGGCCAGACCGGACCAGATCTGACGCTGAGTCTGTCCTACTTTCTCAACGCCACTCGCAGCACTAGCACTCTGTTGGGGATCAATGTCAACACACAGCCCAATTTTTACGTGGCACACAACATCCGTAGCTGACTTAGTCAGAAAAGTAGAAAATGTTCATTACGTATTGATATATTATAGGAAATGTACTATGCCCAATTTCTCTAGAGGAAAATTTGTAGTTACAAATTCTCAAAAATATGTAGGAAAAGGAGAGCCAACTTGGAGAAGTAGCTGGGAATGGGCTTTCATGAATTTCTGCGACAACAACAACAATATATTGCAATGGGCCAGCGAACCAGTTCGCATACCCTACCAACATCCGCTTACAGGCAAAATGACCACCTATGTTCCGGATTTTATTGTGACCTATCGTGGACCCAACAATACCACCCGTGCTGAACTGATTGAAATCAAACCTACCAGCCAAAGTCGTTTGTTGGAAAACCAAAGTCAGCGAGATCGTGCCCAAGTGGCAATCAATCATTGCAAATGGGCTGCAGCTTCAACCTGGTGCAAGCGCAACGGACTCACATTCAGAGTCATTACCGAAACAGATATCTTTAGACAAGGCAAGCCCGGCCGCGGTAAATAGGGTATGACAAAGAAATTAGAAGAATTATTTCAGTTCGATCGACTCGACCCTGTCTCGGAAACTGATGAACCAATACTCACTGTGGAACAAACTCGTGAAACTATTGTGGCCATTGACACCAACATAGACAAAATTGATGCGGCCTTGCCGGGCATACAAGATCTTGATACCTTGGATCGAGAACTGGATGAATTGGCCGACTTGGCCAAACAAAGCTACCAGGATCTCAGTGATCTGGGCATGAACATAGAATCCAGATTCGCAGCCGAACTGTTTGCTGTGGCTGGTACCATGCTGGGGCACGCACTCACCGCCAAAACTACCAAGCTGAACAAACGATTAAAGATGATTGATCTACAGTTGAAGAAACTCAAACTGGATAGAGATGCTCCCGAGACCGACGATATACCCACAGCCGAAGGACATTTGATGAGTCGCAATGATCTGCTGGAACGCTTGATTGCCACTCGAGATCAAAAAAATCAATCTTGATAAATATCATATAAGGAAAAATTATGAAAAAATTCCACGATTATCTGGCCGAGTCCGAACGAACCTATAACTATCGAATCAAGATAGCCGGCGATGTACCAACCGGATTCGTCAAGGACCTGGGTGAAAAACTCAAGCAGTTCGACGTTGTAAAAATGTCAACAGCCAAAACCACACCGGTACAGGCACGCCTGAACGACTTTCCAGAAATTGAAAACGATCGAGTCACACACATGGATGTGGAGTTCCGGTATCCGGCCGTAGAGCCGCAGATCAAACAGATTGCGCAACTGTTGATGTTTGATCCCAACAGAATCAGAATGTTGACCACACCCTACGAGGACAGCATGGATGAGGAAACTCGCAAGATCCAAGAGCAAAACCAGGATCTTCTCGCAGATACAGATTTTCCTGCACCCGACAAACAGCAAAAGGCCTTGTACAAAGACTACAGTACCGAATACAACAATCATGCTGTGTTAAAAAATGCGTACAGAAGCGAATACACCGTGGCCGGTGGACCAACACCAGCCGCCAAGACAACCAATGATCTGCCCATGGGCAACAAGAGTCCAATGACCACGATCAAGTTGCCACCAAAACCGCCCACCGGCAGTAAACCAAGAGGATAAACATGGATAATTTTTTCTACAATCTAAACAAAAAGATGGCTGATCTGGCCAAACAACAGGATCTGACCGAAGGCGCTGTGAACGAACGCGACATGGGCAAACACAACAATGCCACCACCGGTTTCAAGGCTTTGGCCAAGAAAGCCGGCAAAGAATATGGTAGCAAAGCGGCCGGCGAACGTGTGGCTGGTGCTCAATTCCAAAAGATGAAAAAAGCCGGCCAGCTGGAAGAAGCCGGCATGGAAGAAAGTGCCTTACAAGGTTATCTTGGTAAAAAGAAATATGGCCCCGAGGGCATGCAGGCCCTGCAAAAGGCCGGTCGTGAACATGCAGGCAAGGCCAAAATGGACAAGATCCGCGATCGCTATGACAAGATGGACGAAGCTGACATGGAAGAAGGCAATGCATTTAGTGGTGCAGTGGCCAATGCCAAAAAAGATCATAAAAGCGAATTTGAAGTCGATGGAAAAAAATACAAAGTGGTCGAAGCTGATCCGACTGGCATGGAGGAAGGTGCAGTTAACGAGCCCGACATTGAACACCAGATGAAACAACCTCGTCACAAAGTGGGCCGAGGCGAACTCAATCAAGTTGCTGGTATGCAAAATGTCAAGTCACACAGCCGAGAGCATCCGCTCAAGAATGTTGCCAAAGGCATCAAGGCATTCGTCACGGGCAAAGAAGAACCCATGGACGAAGAAAAAGAATCACGCAGCAAAGGTACAGCGTTTGATCCTGAGCACATGAAAAAAAGCAAAACCGACCGAGAAGGCACTGGCAACTTTGACAAGAAAAAAGTCAGTACCGGTACCGTGTACACTCGCCGTCACCGAGAAGATGACGAAGAAGAAGTCAAGAGCGATCAACCTAAGAAAAAAGGCCGTCCAAAAGGTCCTGCCAAAGGTCCTGAGCGTGTGACAGCCAAAAGCTACAAATACAAACAAGGTCGCCCAGTTAAAGAAATGGAAATTCCTATTACCAGTCAAGGCGAATACGACCAAGAAGGCGACGAAGTCAAAGGTGACATGCACACCGTGATCCGTCATGCCCAAGAACTAGAAAAGCACTTGAGAGACAGTGAAAATCTACCAACCTGGATCATTGAAAAAGTGGGCCAGATCAAAGGCATGATGACCAGTATCTCGGATTATATGTTGTCACAACACGAACGTGGCGCCGAACACGAAACCGGCCAAGAAGGAATCCGTATTGCCGAAAAAGCAGTCAGTGTCAAGCAACGTAGGGCTGCTGGCATAGCACATGCCGCACAAAAAGGCGAGATACCTAAAAAAGAATTGCGCGGAGCATCAAAAGCCATGGCCCAGATGCCAGCCGGAGAACTACACAAGTTTGCAAGCACCAAAGAAAAAGGCCTTCCAAAAAAAGTCAAAGAAAACGGCAAACCAGACTTTTTAGATCTAGACAACGATGGCAACAAGACTGAGCCAATGAAACAGGCAGCCAAACAGGTCAAGGGCAAGAAAAAAGAAGTTGACGAAACCACTACCTCGGGCAGTGTGGCCACGGCTACAGCAGCTCCCAAAGCCAGCAAGGGTATGGCATTTGGCAAGGGTGTGTACGAAGGTGCCATCGCTGAAAGTTACGAAAACAAGTTGAGCAACATGCTGGCAGAAGGCATGAACGTCAGCGTAAACATGGGACAAGACGAAAGTGGACAGATGCTTAACAACATCACAGTCAGTGCTGACGGTGAGGAAGCTGACAAGTTGGCCCAGTTGTTAAAACTGGCCGGCATGCATCATGAACCTGAAGCGGCCTGTGCAACTTGCGGAAGTGCACCATGCGGCTGTGCCGAGCAGGTAGACGAAAATCAACCCGATTGGCCAACCAACACCGAGACCATGGACGGACATGATCCACACATGCGAAATCACTCAGGTGGCCTAAACGGTGCCAAGAGCAGTGGTCAGACCACTATACCAGTTCTTAACCGCAACAGACAGCGTCAGACCAGCATGGATGAAAATGTCGAACTTGAGCGCACTCTTTTTAAAACATGGAAGAATTACAAAGGCCAATGAAAAATCTACGAGACTATCTTGCTGAATCAGAATCTTGGATGCTGACACCAGCAGCTGGTGACGACTTTGGAATAGAATTGGCTGATGGCAGTCTAGTAGAATCCTATGTGTTAGAATCAGAATCGGGTGATGTATTGTTGGCAGCCACGACAGAAATTGTCACAATGCTAGAATCGCGTGGCATGTTGAGCGATCATGAAACCGATGAAGAAATCGTTCTTGAAACCATGGGCTACGGTACCTTGGTTGGTGAAGAGGAAGACGAAATGGACGAGGCCAAATATCACGGCCGCGAAGTACCGCTTGGCAAGCCCATGAAGGGCGATGTAAAAAAATCCAAAGTGTATGTGAGAGATCCCTCAACCGGCAACATCAAAAAAGTAAACTTTGGTGATCCCAACATGCGAATCAAAAAAAGCAGTCCTGCACATAGAAAAAGTTTTAGAGCAAGACATCACTGTGAAAACCCTGGATCACGCCTAAAAGCCCGTTATTGGTCGTGTCGTGCATGGTAATTAAAAGGAAAACAAAATGAGTCAAGCAAACGTTTACACCTCAGTGGCAAATGCTGTCTGGTACACAGACAAATGTGAAATAGTGACCGAAACAGCGGTCAGTTACAATGTATATGTGGTACAAGCCGGCAACAAGCGTGTGGGATTAACTGGTTCTGTGACCAATGGAAGCAATGTCATGTTGACCGGTCAAGCTGCAGCCGGCATGGTCAATGCTACCTTTGTTACCGGAACCGGTGTGGCCAATACCACTACCGTGGTCAGTGTGGTCAACGGACAAAGTCTTACCATGAGTGCCAACGCTACCAGCGACAGCACAGGCCCATACACGCTGACCATGGGAGCTCCTGGCAACTTGTATAGTTCAGCTGTACAGGTGGCAGCCAACAGCAAACAGACAGTGTATGTGGGTTCCGGCAACTATCTCACTATCACTGGTTCGGGATTTACTGCCAGAGAAACAGGTACAGCAACATCAGCTACCGCAGGACACTGATCATGCGAGCCCGCGAGTTTATAATCGAAGACAATCGCTTTCGCAAAGATCAGCTAAGTGCTATACCCGGTATGCAAAAGTTGCCCAATCTGGACAACAGCAATCCCTATCACATGTGGCGTTTTATCGTGGCCACTGGTGCTCTCGACGGTAAAGGTAACGGCTTCAAACTAGAACTAGACGGTCCTATCGGGCAAAAACTCAACACAGTGACCTACAGCAAAGAAGATGGAGACATCATCAAGGCCACCGCCAAGGCATTGGGGATCAAGGTCAGTACCGTCAGTGATCAGGCATCGCACGAGTCCGATGACACCCATAAAATCAGCCCGGTCAAAGGATTTGGCGGTTATTGATCCATGAATATCACACAATCAACCAAGGAGTATCACATGAAAAAGTTTTTATTTACAGCCGTATTGGCATTGATGTCCATCTCGGCACAGGCACAAATCGCCACACAATGTCCACAGTTTACCGTGAACGGTACCCCCAAATATCAAGCACATCCGGGTGATCAGGAATTGTGCAAGACCAACTATGCTGTGATACATCGTTGTGATGTCAAAGCACCGGTTGCAGTATTTGAACACCTTACACCGGCAGTCATTACCGGCCCAGCCAAACGCAAAGACAATTTCAGACCCGATCCAGCTGTGACAGCCACGTGCCAAGCACAATTGGCCGACTATGCCACTGCCGGCAATATCTATGATCGAGGACACATGGCACCAGCTGGCAACAACACTGTAAATGACGCTGTCATGAGTGAAAGTTTTTTCTTGTCAAACATGGTTCCGCAAGTGGCCAACAACAATCGTGGTATCTGGAAACAGCTGGAAACCTGGGAACGTGATTGGGCACTCAAAGGTGGTGACTTCTACATCATATCCGGTGGCATCTACAATCCGGGTCACAAGGTCATTGGCAACGGTGTGGGTGTTCCTGATGCCTTGTACAAGATCATCGTTGATAAAAAATCTGGTCAGGTAATGGCCTACATGATGCCCAACACAGCACTGCCTGTGGCCGACTTGCCAAAATACCAGACTACCATGACTGCGATCGAGCAGGCCACTGGCATGCAATTTAATTTGGGCAAGTGATTGGCATCAACATAATTACTGTATGCGAAACATCAACTACAGTGATTTAACACCATGGCCGACGAAGCCAATCTAGTCAAGGCGCCACATCGGCGCCAGACCTACACCGAAATCCAGCTGTCAGAATTTGTGGCCTGTATGGATCCAGTCACAGGTCCGCACTACTTCATGGATAATTTTTTCCATATCCAGCATCCAACCAAGGGCAAGATGCTGTATCGGGCGTTCGACTATCAAAAACGCCTGATTGACACCTATCACAACTACAGATACAGCATCAGCATGATGCCTAGACAGACTGGTAAAAGTACCAGTGCTGCCGGTTATTTGCTATGGATGGCCATGTTTCGCCCAGACAGCACCATCTTGATTGCTGCACACAAATACGTTGGTAGCCAAGAGATCATGCAGAGAATACGTTATGCCTATGAGCTGTGTCCGGATCATATCCGTGCCGGTGTGACCAGCTACAACAAGGGCAACCTGGACTTTGAAAACGGGTCAAGGATAGTATCGACCACTACAACAGAAAATACCGGTCGTGGTATGAGTATCACACTCCTGTACTGTGACGAGTTTGCATTCGTGCGTCCCACCATAGCACGCGAGTTCTGGACTTCGATCAGCCCTACCTTGGCCACTGGTGGTAAAGCCATCATTACCAGCACCCCCAACTCAGACGAAGATCAATTTGCCTTGATCTGGAAAGGAGCCAATCGATGTGAAGACAGCTACGGCAATCCTACCGAGATCGGCATCAATGGATTTAGAGCTTATAGAAGCTACTGGAACGAACATCCAGA